AAGGAGAGCAAAGAGTTGATAAAATTGCTAGAAATTTAGTAGACTATGAAGCTGGAAAAACAATACTTCAAACAGCTTTAGGAATTATAGAAAAATCAAATATTCAACAACAAACTTTAGAACTATGAAATTAGAAAAATGCACAACGAACACAAATTTGAGAATTATTGATAACTGCCAACAAATTATAAATTATTACGGTTACATTTACCAATGTAAATCAATAGAGCAACAAGGCAAACTACGAAAAGAAATAGCCAGACTAAAAGAAGAAATTGAATATTTAAAGACAAAAAAATCTTTGTCAACTTTTTTTAATATATTTGCAGATTCTAAAATCAAATAAATGTTAACCGAACTTTTCAAAAAGCATAAACAGTGGGTTAATTATATTAAATCTTTCGGTTGTCCAGATGACACCGCTGAAGATTATGTACAGGAGATGTATATTAAAATGCATCACCACATTGAAAAGAACGGGAACACTTTAATCTACAATGTAAATAATGAAATCAATTTTTATTTTATTTACGTTATATTAAAAAATATGTACCAAGATGATTTACGAAAAGCAAAGAACAAAATTAAAGTAGAACTAACTGATACCTTTTTTGAAGAAGAAATTGAAGATATTAAATGTTATCACGAGGAACATTTAGAAAACGTAAATAAGTGGCTTTTAAGACTCGAAAATGAAATAAACGATATAGAGGACTACACAAGAGAGAAAGCGTCTCTAATATACATTAAATTCATTTTTGATAAGGTTTTTAAAGAAAGAATAGCAGTTAGCAAATTAAGTAGAGAAGTCGGGATCACTTATTGGAGTTTACGAAATACAGTTTTAATAATTAAAGAGCAAATAAAAAATGAAAATTAAATATTTATTGTTAGTTTTAACATTTATTTTTTTTATTAGTTGTAAAGATATACCTAAAGGAGAAAGAAATAAAAAAGAAGGTTATTCAATTATTGAAATAGATAGTTGTCAATACATTGAGGTTAGTAAGTATATTGGTTTGAATAGTGGATATTATTCTTTAACCCACAAAGGTAATTGTAAGTTTTGTTTAAGTCGTAAAATTATTAAAAATGAAACTAGGTGATTTATTAGAAAAGTTTTTTAAAGTGACTGGCATTTATTTTATTGTAAAATTGATAAATCCAAATTGCAACTGCGACAAACGAAAAGAATTTTTAAACGATTTTGAATTTAAAAGAAAATGAAAATATCTATTGAAAATTACGGTAGAATACATACCACTTTTGTAGATGCAGAAGATTGTAGTATTGATGAATACATTGATATATTTGCAAATTTGTTAATCGGTAACGGATTCCAGATTGAAACAATAATAAACGGATTCAAAGAATTTTTAGAAGAAAAAGAAAATGAATAAAGATGATTTTGAATGGTGGACAAATTTTAGAGAGGGAACACACGCTTATATTGTACACGATGAGTATGTAACCATTTGCGAAATTTACGCCAGAGCTTTCGATAGAAAACTGCAATACTTTTGTAAGGGGTGCGGAGGTCAATTTCAAAAATATATCGACGAAATAAATGTTGAATATCAAAAACTAATTTTGAAACAATCAAACTAATTTCAAAATGGAACAAAAGAAACAAAGAGGAGGTGCCAGAGTAGGTGCTGGAGCACCAAGAAAGGCAGAAGTAGAGCAAAGCAATACTATATTCCTAAACGCAATAAAAGAGTCTAAAAACGTCGATAATGATTTAGATGCAAGAATAGAATTTGCAAAAGAATTATTAACTTTTGAACGTGGTAAAATGTTTATAGCTGAACACCTATTTGGTAAACCAGAACAGATAATTAATAACAACGTTTCAGTTGATAGCTTTACACTAAAAGATGTACTAAAATTTAAAGAGTGATAACTCTAAACAATAAATATAAACCACTCTTTGAAAATGAAACTAGATACTTTATTGTTACGGGTGGAAGAGGATCTAGTAAATCTTTTGGAGTAGGTACATTTATAAATCTTTTGTCTTTTGAAAGTAACCATAAAATACTTTTCACTAGACAAACAATGACCAGCGCACACTTATCAATTATTCCAGAATTTCAAGAAAAGATTGATTTAATGGAACTCAATCCGTTCTTTGAAGTTAACAAATCTGAAATTAAAAATAAGCAGTCAAACACCGAGATAATCTTCAAAGGAATTAAAACCAGTAGCGGTGACCAAACAGCAAATCTTAAATCTTTGCAAGGCGTTACAACGTGGATTTTAGATGAAGCTGAAGAGTTAACAGATGAAAATACTTTCGATAAAATAAACCTATCAATAAGACAAAAGGGAAAACAAAACCGTGTTATATTAATTCTTAACCCGACTACTAAAGAGCATTGGATTTACAAACGCTTCTTTGAATCTGAAGGAGTGAAAGAGGGATTTAACGGAATCAAAGACGATGTTACATACATACATACAACGTATGAAGATAACATTGATAACCTGGACCAATCTTTTATAAATGAAATCCTAAAGCTAAAGATTAACAACCCTCAAAAATATAACCATCAAATTTTAGGAGGTTGGCTTAACCGTGCCGAGGGAGTTATCTTTTCTAACTGGCGCATTGATAATTTCAACGAAGTTAACGGCTCTATTTTCGGTCAAGATTTTGGATTTAGTATTGATCCGACTACACTGGTGCAAGTTTCAATCGACAAAGCAAATAAACGAATTTACGCAAAGGAACACCTTTACAAAGCCGGATTGAACACAACAGAAATCTACCAATATAATTTAAGATTTTGCGGTAATAACAATTTAATTATTGCGGATTCAGCCGAGCCGAGATTAATAAGCGAATTAAAAAATCGAGGGTTAAATATCAAAGGAGTTGAGAAGCCAAAAATAGTTGATAGGATTGCACTCATGCAAGATTATGAATTGATAATTGACCCGAGTAGTACAAATTTAGTAAAGGAACTTAACAACTACGTTTGGCACGATAAGAAAAGCGAAACACCTATCGACGATTATAACCACTTACTCGATGCGCTAGGATATGCAGTTTGGAATTATATCGGAAAACCAAACTTCGGAAAATACTCAATCCGTTAGTTAAATTATTTTTTTTTACGTTATACTAATATGAAAGTGAAAATTAGTATTCCAGAAAATTTAAATGATATTACACTAGGTCAATATCAAAAATATTTTACCTACATCGACAAACTTGAAGGCGATGAATTAGCCATTAAGAAAATAGAAATCCTTTGTAACTTAACACGGGAACAAATCCTATTGTTTCAATATTCCGAAGTGCAAAGATTGTCAAGTTTATTAGACCAAATACTTGACACAAAACCATCATTAATACAAAAGTTTACAGTTGCTAATATTAAGTTTGGGTGGTTGCCTAAACTTGACGATATGAGTTATGGCGAACTATTAGATTTGAACGGCAATATAAGCGACTGGAATAATATGCACGTTTCAATGGCTGTACTTTACAGACCGATTAAAAAAGAAGCTGCGGGACTTTACAACATTGAAAAATACGAGGGTGCGAAATACCACGAGCATATCAAAGAGATGCCACTCGGTGCGGTTATCGGTGCGCTGGTTTTTTTTTGGAATTTAGGAATGGACTTGCTGAAATATACGGCGCAGTCTTTAACGGCGACGGAGGAGAACCGAACGCATTTAATCAGAAATGGAATTGGTACGGAACGATTGATGCTCTCGCTGGATCAGATATCACAAAGTTTGAAATTATAACGGAAATGAATATGCACACTTGCTTAAATAATCTTTGTTATAAGATTGAGAAAGCGAGAAAAGATGCAGACGAATTGAAAAAAATAAGACAGAAAAATGGCAGATAATTTAAGAGGGGTACAAAGTTTATATCGTGTAATTGATTCACTTAAAACCGAATTGATAAATAATGACTTTTGTAATTCTGTAACCGTTGGAGAATTAACCGAGTTAGATTTACAAAAACAAACAGTATTCCCACTCGCAAATATTACGGTTAATTCAGTAACTCACAATACAAATAGTTTAACATTTGATGTGACAATTACCAACGTGGATATAGTTGAGATTTCAAAAGATGATCCAGAAAATTTAATTTACAATAATGATAACCTTATTTACATTTGGAGCAATCAATTATTTGTGATTAACAAATTAGTGAGCAGAATAAAAGCGAGTAAGATTTACGAAACGTGGGAAATTTTAAACGATCCGCAATCTGAATTTATAAATAAGGAATTTGAAAATATGCTTGCTGGTTGTCAAACAACTTTAAATATTACAGTACCAAACGATATAAGCACGTGTTAAAATTAGACAACTTAAAAGAAGAACTTGACAACTTTGCAAATCAAATTGTAAAAGATGCGGTTAACAATTTAGAAAGTTCGGGCAAAGTTGATACTGGTAAATTAAAGAACAGCGTTAAGAATGATGGCACTAAAATATCAAAGAATAGTGTTGAAATTAGATTAAGACTTTTGCCTTATGGCGCATTTGTAGATAAAGGAGTTAGGGGAGTTGGTGGCGTAAGAAAACAAACAAGCGCATTTAAACGAACCAATAACAAGGGTAAACTTTGGAAGCAGAAAGGCGGTAACAGTCCGTACAGTTTTAAAGAGGGAAGAAAGCCAAGCGTTAAGCATTTTATAGACTGGTCAAACAAAAGAGGTTTATCACCTTATGCGGTTAGAGAATCGGTTTACCATCAAGGTATAGAGCCGAACAGATTTTTAGAAAAAGCAGTCAATAAAAATTTACCGTTTCTAAATGCAAAGATAGTTGAGGCATTTGGGCTTGATGTTCAAAACACACTCAACACAATAATAAAATCAAATTTCAATAAGAAATGAAAGTAATAAAAGCAAGGTCGCCATTTTCAGCTATTATAAATGTGGCGGGGCAAGTCGAAACAAAAGTAGAATTATTTTTATGGAACAAACCCGACACCATTCCAGCAACACCGAATTATACATTTTCTTCAAAGATTGTAAGCGTGGCAAATCCAATAGGCGTTTATAATTTAGCGAATGAAATCCAAGAGTTTTTAAATGCTATTATGCCAACGACAAATGGAATCAAAAACCAGCAAGATAGTCGGGCGATGTGGTGCAACGTACAAGTTAAAACTTACTACAAAACTGCAACAACTTTTATATTAAGTCAAACTTTAAACTATGTTGCGGTCAATGCTTACAGAAACTACCAAGATGGTTTACAAAATACAAATACTGTAACGGCAGATGTACCATATTTTTTATGTGGCGAAATTTCAATAGAACAAAATTTACCTTTAGGCACTTACGATGCGAATTATAAATATCCCTTTATAGATTTGTTAGTAGATAAGGATTTATTAAGCGGTAATATTTTAGTAACGAATGGCGAAGCAATAGAAAACTACAACTTAACAACGGGAACGGGCATTGATATGTATCGGATTCCAGTTTTAACAGTTGGAACAGCTTTAGCAAATAATTATGTTTTTAGAGTTTTTAATGGTGGCGATAAAATAGTTCAGAAAACAATAAATCTAATTTGCGAGGTAAAATATACGCCTTTGCTTTTATCTTTTATTGGTAAGAATGGAGGGTGGGAACACATTTACTGTTTCAAAGCAAAAGAGGAATCTATTGAGATTAAAGATTTAGAATTTAAAAGCAATCAAAACTATTTTACATTTGATCCAAATATCGGACAAAGACAGACGTATAACTTGAACGGAAAGAAATCTATAAAAGTTAACACGGGATTTGTTGAAGAAACGACAAACACTTTAGTAGAACAATTATATTTGAGTGAAACAGTTACGTTAGATGGCTTGCCAGTATTGTTAAAGGGCAAAGCAACCGTAATGAAGCAAGCGATTAAAGAAAAGAATATAAATTACACTTTTGAATTTGATTACAATTTCAATCTAATAAATGACTTCATATGATAAGTGTTCAATTATTAGTTAAAAATGGCGTAGAGTTTGAAGAGGTTACAATGTTCAAAGATGAAACAATATCTGTAACTTCTCAGCTTCAAAACATAATCGATATTTCAGTAACAAAGACAGATTTTTCGCAGTCGTTTACTGTGCCTTGCGACAATATTAACAACAAGATTTTTAAACACTGGTACGAAAATTTTTTAGATAATTCAATCAATGCTAATAATCGTATTGATGCAATAATTTTAGTAGATACGAAAGTTTTTAGAAGTGGCAATGTGCAACTTAACAAAGTACAAGTTGAAGATGGCAAACCAAAAAATTATAACCTTACTTTTTTTGGTAAGTTGGTAAACCTAAAAGATTTAATCAAAGAGGATAAATTAAAAGATTTACAAACATTACCGACTTTTGCTTATTCACCTACTGAAGTTTCAAATAGAGTAAAAGGTGGTGACGAAGATATAATGTTTCCTTTAATTTCTAGCGATAGATACTGGCAGTATAACAACGGAGATACAGTCAATGATATTACATTGAATTCTGGTGCAATCTTAACTACTGATTTGTTTCCAGCGTTGCGAGTTAAATCTATTTTTGATGCTATTTCTTCAAAATACGATTTAGTTTTTAACAGTACATTTTTCGATACCTTACAATTTACTGAATTGTTTTTGCATTTTAAAAATAAAGAAACATTTGTATTTTTATCACAATTTATTACTCAAGATTATAACTTATTTTTAGCTGGTACAAATCCAATAGCGTTTCCAGACCCGAACATTTATAATAATGGAACTGGGTATTTTATCGCCAATTTAACAACAAATAGCGTGGCAGTAAGTGGTAGTTTAACTGCTGGTCAATTTGGAACTTTAACTATTGAAATTACAACTACTGGAGCTTATACTATTCAAGTATTAAAAAATTCAGAATTATATTTAACATTTTCTGGAGTAGGTAATAATACTCACACTGTATTTTCAGAAGATTCACCAAGTTTTGACTATGCTGGATTTTATACTTTTAAAGCAAGAAGTACAAAATCATTTGGTACAAGAGTAGAGGGAGTAATGTTTGGAGGAGTTTTAAAATTCATAATGCAGTCAGCTAGTTATAACACTGAATTTAGTGGCAATATAGATTTACAATCTTATGCACCCGATATAAAAGTGATTGATTTTATGACTGGGATATTGAAAATGTTTAACCTTGCTATTTATAATGAAAGCGATAACATTTATACAATAGAGCCATTGAATGATTATTACGACAATGGAACGAGCAGAGATTTAACAGCATTTGTTGAGGACAAGAACGATTTAGAACGTATAAAATCATTTAGCAAAGTAGTATTCAAATATCAAAAGTCAGAGAACTTTATGAACTCTTTATTCTTCCAAAACAATGGTATTGAATACGGAGAATTACAAGCTAGTTTCAACAGCGATGGAGGACAATACGATGTTACTTTGCCATTTGAGAATATATTGTTTAATGTAATTTCTCCTACACCTTTACAAGTTGGTTACTACTTAAAAACTGATTACATAACTAAATTAATACCAAAGCCAGTTTTATTGTATCGTAATGATGTTTATGCTTTTGATTTGCCTTATCCAAAAATTAAAAAAGTAGATACTAATACAATAGTAACATTTGACTCTTACGTAGCATTTGGTCAAGATGTAGTCGGAACAGATACTTTAAACCACTCTATGAACTTTGGTTTTGAAAACTCAACTTTGTTAAATATCGCAATCGAAAATGGATTATATTTTGATTACTACCAAGAATACCTTGCTAATGTTTACAATCCTAAAAGTAGAAATTTAAAAGTAAAAGCGAAATTAACACCAGCACTTATTTTAAATTTACGATTGAATGACCGAATAATATTATTTCAAAAGGCATACCTTATAAACCAATTTACAACCGACTTAACAACGGGAATTGTTAACCTTGATTTACTATCTGATTTTAGAACAATATGATAACATTAATTTTAGAGTGCCTTAAATTGGATTTACCAAGCACAAGCGAGAATATAGCAATAGCAAAAGGAAAATATAAACTACCAGCAACCTTTAAAGAATTAGTACAATGGCTCAAGAAATAGATGTAAAAATTAAGGTTGATACCAATAGCGCGGTTACAAATGTTGACAAGCTAGGCAACGCGTTTGAGAACACCGCACAAGAAGCACAACACGCGCAAGAGGTTTTTAATAAAGCTGGTAAAGGCGTTGAGGTTGAGCAGTCACTCGCTGGGTTGCGTGCCTTAAAACGTGAGTTAAAAAATACGGCAGTAGGTACGGAAGAGTTTAAAAAACTTTACAACCAGATTGATAACCTTGAAGACGAATTAAAGTCAGCAAAAAACACCAGTGCTGATATGATTGATACGCTGGCAAACGCTGGCGGTCCTATTGGTTTACTAGGTCAAGGAATTAACAGTGTTAAAGTAGCAACGCAATCGTTCGGTGGTGCTTTAAAAGCAACTGGAATAGGTTTAGTAGTTGCTTTAGTTGGCGGTTTAGTTGCAGCATTTTCTGAAAATGAAAGTGCGATGAAGAAACTTGAGCCAATAATGGAGGGAATGCGAAAAGCATTTCAAGGAATCTTTAGAGCAGTTGAGCCAATCTTTGATATTTTCGTTGATTTAGCAGCCGACGCGCTTCCTTATGTTACGCAAGGAATCGGAATGGTTTACAGTTCGTTAATGGCTTTTTTTACATTAATTAAAGAAGTAGGAACTGGAGCAATGCAAATATTGGAGGGTATTTTTACAATGGATACCGATAAAATATCTAGTGGTTTAGATTCTGTTACAGGTAGCTTTTCAAAAACCGCTGATAGTTATACGGATTCTATGAAGCGATTTGCAGACGGATCAAAAGAATTAACAGCAGCAGAAAAGGAAGCGTTAGAAAAGCAAAAAGAAAAGGCAGAAAAGGAAAAGGAATTACGAGAAAAGAATTTAAAAGATGCAGCAGAAAAGCGCAGAAAATTAATTGAGCAAGACAAAAAAGCACTTGAAGAAGCGTTAAGCAATGAATTGTTAACGTTTGAGCAAAGAAGAAAATTAGTTGCTGATGACCATTTAATATCAAAAGAGGACCGTAAAAAGTTTAACGATGAAATTAACAAAGAGGAACGCAAAGCAAATGAAGAGCATAAGAAAGCTATTGACGATTTAAATAAAAAGTACGATGATATTAAATTAAATCGTGAAGCAAACACGGCAGTAAAAAAAGAAGAGTTACTTTATAATAATGCTAAAAAAGAAATTGAAGCACTCGCAAAAACTGAAACTGAAAAGAATGAATTGCTTTTAAAATTAGAAGCAGAACATACGATAAATAAAGCGGCTGCAATCGAAGCGGATAACCAAGCTATAAAAGATTTAAAGCAACGTTATGCAGAGGAACAAGCGCAAAAAGATGCAGACACAGAAGTTGAAAAAGAAGAGTTAGATTATCAAAAGCGACTTGCTGAAATTGCTAAAATCGAAGGACACGAAACAGAAAAAGCAGCGTTAATTGAAAAGTTAAATAAAGACCACGCTGATAGATTATTAGTCGCTGGTAAAACCGATGCAGAAAAACAAATAGCACTTGAAAAAGCTAAAAAAGATGCAAAGATAAAATTTGCAAAAGATACGGTTGATAATTTAGCCACTATTGCAAATGCTTTATTTGGTCAATCAAGAGCGGGTATAGCAGTACAAAAAGCAATCGCACTTACTCAAATTGGAATTGATACAGCAACAGCAATTTCAAGCGCAATACCAGCTTCAATAAAAGCAGGTCAAGCAGCAGGAGCAGCAGCAGGACCAGCAGCAGCAGTTGTAACCCCAGCAGTTACATTTTCAACTTATTTAAGTTTAGCAGCAACAATATCTAGTAACGTTATGAAAGCTAAACAAGTTTTGAGTAGTGGAGGCGGTGGAGGAACACCATCACCAAGCACACCGCCAACACCCGCAGCGATACCAACAATGCCAACAACACCGACAGCAATCGAAACACCGACAGCACTAACACCAAGCGCAAACGTGTTACAATCGAGCGGTATTAATCAACTCGCTTCAACTTTAGGCGGTCAAGCACCTATTAAGGCGTATGTTGTAGGTAAAGATGTTAGTACACAACAGTCACTTGATAGGAATATTGTCAATACTGCAACTTTAGGATAATAAATACAAAAAATAATTTTTATACGTTATAACAATATGAAACTAATTGAACTTATAATTGATGAATCTATGGAGTTAAGCGGTATTGATGCCGTTTCAATAGTAGAAAACCCAGCAATAGAAGAGAATTTTGTTGCTTTAAATTCTCAAAAAGAATATCACTTTGCCGAAGTGAATAAAGATAAACGCATTTTAATGGGTGCGCTTCTTATTCCTGATAAACCAATTTATAGAAAAGACGATACGAATGGGGAATATAATATTTTCTTTTCAAAAGATACGATTCGCCAATGTATGGAGTTATTTTTTAAAAATGGCAATCAAAATAATACAACGTTTGAACACCTTGAAGATATTACGGGCTTGACAATGATTGAAAGTTGGATCGTTGAGGATATGGAAAAAGACAAATCTAATCTTTACAATTTAAGCGTTCCCGTTGGTACATGGTGCGGAACTATCAAAGTTAACAACGATGTAATTTGGAATGACTTTGTAAAGACTGGAAAAGTAAAAGGATTTTCAATCGAGGGTTATTTTGCCGACCGTGCTAAATTACCACTTTCAAAAATCGAGATTGAAAACGATACAGAAATAGATGCAGAAATCGAAGCGGGTTTAACTTTGTTAGAGATTAAACAACTAATAAATGTACGATAATTATAATAGCTTAACAAGTCCGAGAGGTGGCTCACGTGGTTGCCTTTGCCGAGATAATACATACAATGTTAAATGTTGCGATGGCTCTATTCCAGCGCAAGGAATCGGGAACATTACAGGAATAAGACGAACAGAAACGTTTTTTATATTATTAGAAAACAGCCATAAAATACTACAAGAAAATAACGATAAAATATTACAAGAAAATGGATAGTAAAATTTCAGCATTAAATTCAGCAACAGTCTTAACAGATGCTGATGTATTACCAATAGTAAATGGTGGACAAACAAAAAAAGTAACAGTTCAATTATTAAAAGCACAAGTAAGTGTGCCAACTCAAACAAGCCAATTAACTAACAATGGTGCAGATGGTACAAATCCATTTATTACTGCATTAGATATACCAGTAGCTGGACAATCTGGCACTTTAGTTCGTGAGGTTAAAAATATGACTGGAGCAACACTTACAAAAGGAACGGTTGTTTATATTAGTGGTGCAAATGGAAACAAAGCATTAGTTTCAAAAGCACTAGCTACAACAGATGCTTTAAGTTCTAGAACATTTGGACTTTTACAATCTGATATTTTAAATAATGGGTTAGGTTATTGCGTTGTTATTGGTGATTTAAGTGGATTTAACACTTCTTCTTTTACAGAGGGCGACCAATTATATTTATCGGGAGTTACTGCTGGAGCAGTTACAAATGTTAAACCAGTAGCACCAACGCATTTAGTGTATGTTGGTAAGGTTACACGTTCACACCCAACACAAGGACAGATTGAAGTAGGTATTCAAAATGGTTATGAGTTAGAAGAAATACACGATGTATTATTGGTAACACCAACAAACAACCAAGCATTAATTTATGAAAGTTCAACTGATTTATGGAAAAACAAAACAGTAGATAAAACTTTTGTAGGACTTGGAAATGTTGATAACACAAGCGATGCAAACAAACCAATTTCAAGTGCAACACAAACTGCATTGAATTTAAAGCAAGATAGTTCAAGTGCAGTTAAAATAGTTATTAAAGATGCAACAGCAAGCACAGCAGTAACTGGAACAACTGCTGAAACTTTGTTAAATACCTACTTAATTCCAGCTAATACTTTTAACGCAAATGATGTAATGAGAATATCATCTTTTTTAACTGAAAAAACGGGAACAGTTGGAACGGTAACAATGCGAGTGAAAGTAGGGACAACTGCAACCTTTGGAAGTTCTACACCTATTGCAATGTACACAACGGGAGTAACCGAAGTTTTTGCTATCATGAGCAGACAAGGAATCACTTTAAGAGGTGGAAATTTAAGATTTTTAAGCACGTCAAACTCTAGGCAAACAGATACAAGCGCAAGTTCAAACTCGATAGCAACAACCTCTTTCAATCCAGCAGTAGACAATTATATTTTCACTTCTATTCAATTATCACTAGGTACAGAATCGGCTTTTCAATCTAATTTTTTAATGACAAATTAATGAAAACAGTAATCGACAAAAACACTTGCGAGGTTAAGTATTGTTTTTTTGAACAAACAGAACTAGCTGAAAATGAAATAATAGTTGATGCAATCGCAACGGGAAACTTTTACAATCAAGAAACAAATCAATTTTATAACTAATGGCAGATATAACGATGTGTTCGGGCAAAGATTGTCCTTTAAAAAGAAATTGTAAAAGGTTTACTGCAACACCTGGAATGTGGCAATCTTATTTTAGTGTTTTGCCTTACAATTTTAAAACAAAAATTTGTGATAAGTTTTGGAATGTAAATACAAATAAAGATTAAAAAACCCCAACCCCTAAATCAAATCTATGTCAAATCAAAAAGTTCATGTTAACGATAAATTTGCAGTATTACTAGGAAAAGAAATTAACCGACAACAAAGATATAGATTAAACCCTCACGAAATTGTTAAGCTAAAACAGTTAAAAGAAAACGAAGGTATTTTAACCGCTTGCGAGAATGTTGGAGTAAGCGCAGAAGTTACACCGATGTTATGGCTAAAAACAAAGACTGAAAGTGTAAGGATAACAAACCCACTTTTTAAAACACCCGAACTTACAAACTACGAAATAATTAAGGAAAATCTTATTGAAGATTTACGCAATTATACGCCACAATATCCAAAAATTGAAAGGGAAAAACAATACAACCAAAGACTGTTTGTTTTTGATCCTGCCGATATTCATATCGGAAAGTTATGCAGCGCTTTTGAAGTTGGCGAATCTTACAATAATCAAATAGCGGTACAACGTGTTTTAAGCGGTTGCTATGGCATTTTAAAAGAAATTGATACGACTACAATAGACAAAGTTTTATTTGTAATTGGTAACGATATTTTGCATATTGACAATGCTAAAAGAACTACAACTGCAGGAACGCCACAAGATACAGATGGTATGTGGCACTCAAATTTTATGATTGCTAAAAAGTTGTATGTTGATATTATTGAAATTTTAATGCAAGTTGCAGATGTTCATGTGGTTTTCAATCCCTCAAATCACGATTATACAAACGGATTCTTTTTAGCGCAAGTTATCGAAGCGCATTTTAATAAGTGCGAAAATGTAACGTTTGACACTTCAATATCGCATAGAAAATATTTTGTTTATGGTAGCAATATTATAGGCACAACTCACGGAGATGGAGCAAAACAGCAAGATTTACCTTTATTAATGGCTAACGAGTGCAAGTCCTGGAGTGAATGTAAACATAAATATTTTTATATTCACCATTTTCACCACAAAATTGCTAAAGATTACATGAGTGTTTGTGTTGAAAGTTTAAGAAGTCCCAGCGGTACAGACAGTTGGCACCATCGTTCGGGATACGAACACGCCCCAAAATGTGTTGAAGCCTACGTTCACGACAAAATACACGGACAAATACAAAGAATTACGCATATTTTTTAAGCGTATAGACTGAAAATAAAAATAATTTTTAAGGTTATAGACTGAAAATAAATGGAACACTACAAAACAATACACGAAAACAAAGTTTTAATAAATCCGCCAAAAGACGAAATGGAGGGATTAAAGAAGAAAATCCAAAAGCTATTGGATCAAGGCAGAAATAACGAAAAATTAAATGATAGGTATAGACAATTAATATTAAATCGTTTTGAAAATGCAAAATAATTTACACTTTACGTTATACTATAAATATTAATAAAAATTTAAACAAATGAACAAACAAACAATTTTAAACAGAATCAATGCTTTATTAAGTGCGCCAGTAAAACTTGCACAAATGAAACTTGATAACGGTACTGTAATAGAAGCAGAATCTTTTACAGTTGGAGCAGAAGTTTACGCTATTGATGGTGAAAACAAAACACCTTTAGAAGTAGGTACATACATTTTAGAAGATGGTACTTCTTTAGAGATTACGGAAGTTGGAGTTATCGGAGAAGTTGCAACACAAGCAACGGAAGATACTGCCGAAATGAAAGCTGAAATGGAAAGCCAAAAAGAAGAAGCGTTAATTATGAAAATCGCTGAATCTTTTAAACCAACATTTGATGCTTTAAATGAAAGAATTGAAAATCTTTCAAAAGTGAACGCTGATAATGTTGCTGAATTAAAAGCTACACTTTCAAAAGTAAGCGCACCAAAAACAGTTGTAGCACCAACGGAAGTTAAAAAAGTAAACTTTTCAGCAGTCAACACAAAAGAAAATTTATCTAACACCGAAGCTAGAATAATGGCTTTGTTAGCAAACTAATTAATTAACAAAAAAAAATAAAAAGAAATGGCTAATCAACCAACTATTACAACAAACTACGCTGGAGAATTTGCAAATAAATATATTGCAGCAGCAGTTTTAAGCGCGAACACAATCGCAAACAATGGAGTAACTGTTATTCCTAACGTAAAATTCAAAACAACAATCAAAAAAGCAGTAGTAAGCGGTTTAGTAACCGATGCGACTTGTGACTTTACTGATACTGGAGTAGTTACACTTTCAGACAAAGTTTTAACCGTTGCAGAAAAGCAAGTTAACCTTAGCTTATGCCGAACGCCATTTCAGCAAGATTGGGAGGCAATTTCTATGGGTTATTCAGCCTTCGACAATATGCCAGCACAATTTTCTGATTTCTTAATCGGTAAAATTTTGAAAGATATGGCTTTGGATACTGAAAACTTTTTGTGGAACGCCACTAACGGTTTAGGTAAATTATTGAAAACAGACGGTGCAACAGTTATCGGAACACCTTTAACAATTACAGCATCTAATGTTATTGCTGAAATGAGAAGAGTTGTTGACGCTATACCAGCTGCACTTTACGGAACAGAAGATTTAAGAATCTTTGTATCTCAAAATGTTGTTAAAGCTTATGTTGCTGCACTTGGTGGATTTAGTGTTGCTGCAACTTCAAACAATGGAGTTCAAGGTTTAGGTACACAATGGTACAACGGAGGAGAATTAACTTTTGATGGAGTTAAGATATTTGTTGCAAATGGTTTAGCAGCTAACACAATGGTTGCAGCACAAATCTCGAACTTATTTGTAGGTTTTGGTTTAGCAGATGACCAATCACTTGTTCAAACTATTGACATGGCTCCAATCGATGGATCTAAAAATGTTAGATTTGTTGCAAGATTTACACGAGGTTTACAAGTAGGAATCGGAGCAGATGCAGTTACTTACGGTATCGCATAAATTTAATAACCGCTTAAGAAATTAGGCGGTTAATTATTAACTTTAAAAAATAAAAAATTATGCCTTGTATAATAGCAACAGGAAGAGCATTACCTTGTAAAGATGTTATTGGAGGAATTACGAAAGTATTTTTTGCCAATCAAGGAACAGTAGGAAAAGCAACTATTACGGCTGGAGTTGTTTCTGCCTTTACGCCATCAACTTTTGACTTATATCAATTTGATGTAAAAAGCGCAAGTGGTTTAGAGCAGACAATTACAACCAGTTCAGATAACGGAACGACTTTTTTCACTCAAACATTAACTTTAGTTTTAACAAAATTAGACGCAGCTACAAACGCGATGCTTGACAGTTTAATTAAAACTAGACCAACCGCTTTTATTTTAGATAACAACGGGAACTATTTAACTTTAGGTTTAACTCGTAACTAGAGGTTGTGAATTAAACGGAACAATATCGACTGGAGTAGCTTTAGGAGATATGAACGGGTACAGTTTGACAATTACAGCAGACGAGCCAATGATGTCGCAATTTGTAACCGCTGCACTTGTAACGGCTAACATTAAAGCAAGCGCTGGAGCGCCAACACAAATTACACCTTAATAATTAAAAGAAAGGAGATAAAAAGAGCAATATTTATTTATTGCTCTTTTTTTTATGCAAAATTATTTTTTATTACGTTATAATAGTATGACAATTATAAATACAAATAGTGCGCAAGTTTTAAAAACTATTCCAACTAAATTAGTAAGTGGAAGTTTATCAATAGTTGTGCAAAACGAAACTACAAAAACAAGCTATACAGTTGCGGTAAGTTCATACAGTTATAGCGAGGATATTTTATCAATAAATGTAACGATTAATTTTTTAGTTAATAATACATTTTTTACCTACAAACTTTTGATGGCTGGCGACATAATTTATAAGGATAGAATATACTGCACAACGGGAGCAGAAACACTTTATACACTGCCTACAATCGACAATAATAACTACATTACAATATAATGGAAAAAAAGAAAAAAGGGTCAATAGGAGTTGTTAATTTAGCAACGTACACCTCGCCAAAAGTTACCGAAGTTAAAGGACAAGAATGGATAAATTACGGTGATGATAATAACTATTTCGGATATTTGCAAGATAGAATAAACGGATCACCAACTAACAACGCAATCGTTAACGGTATTAGTCAAATGATTTTTGGCAAAGGACTTGATGCAACTAACAAAGAAGAAAACCCCACTGATTATGCACAAGCGTTATTATTGTTTGATAACGATACAATCGAACGCCTTTGTTACGATTTAAAAGCAATGGGACAATGCGCTTTACAAGTTGTTTATTCTATTGACAGAACGAGAATTTTAGAGTGCAATCATTTTCCTATTGAAAAGTTAAGAAGCGGTAAATGTAACGATGATGGCGAAGTTGAATTTTATTATTATGCTGATGATTGGACAAAAGTAACACGTTCAAATAAACCTTTAGCAATACCAGCGTTCGGAACAACTAACGAAAAGGAAGAAATACTATTTATCAAACCTTACAAAACTGGCTTTTATTACTACTCACCCGTAGATTATCAAGGTTGTTTGCAATATTGCGAAATCGAGCAAGAAATAAGCAATTTTCACCTTAACAATATAATGCAAGGACTTGCGCCTAGTATGTTGGTTAACTTCTTAAATGGCGTACCAACGGAGGAACAACAAAGAGAAATCGAACACAAATTTAATAATAAATTCGCTGGCAGTTCAAACGCTGGCAGAGTTATTTTGAATTTTGCTGATAGCGCTCAAAATGCCTCAACTATTACACCCGTTCAATTATCTGATGCGCATTTGCAATACCAATTTTTGAGCGATGAATGCATGAGAAAAATTATGGTAGGTCATCGTATTATATCGCCAATGTTATTAGGTATTAAAGATAACACGGGATTCGGTAACAATGCAGACGAATTAAAGACCGCAACAATTTTAATGGAAAACACCGTTATAAGACCATTTCAAAATCTTATAATTGAAAGTTTAAATAAGGTTTTAGCTTATAATGAACTTACTTTAGAATTAACATTTAAAACTTTACAACCGTTAACAAATGAAAACGAGTTAACAAGCGCACAAGAAGAGAATGAAATTGTAACTAAAATAAAAGAGTTACCGGAACAACTATCGCAAAAAGCGATAGCTAGTTTAACCAATGACGAGATAAGGTCAATAATAGGGCTAAATCCATCTTTGCAACCGCAAACGTTAAATAGTGATGTAGATTTAAGTCAATTTAGCATTGAAGAGGATTTAAGCAATTACGAGCTTATTGATAGCCGAGCAGTTGACTACGAAAAAGAGGCTGAACTTGACAATATGTTAAGCGTAAATTTAAGCACGGGAACAGCAAGACCAAACGCAAAGAGTGACGAGGATTCGCAAATTTACAAAGTACGTTATCGTTACGGTGGCAATCCAAATCCTGAACGTAAATTTTGCAAACAAATGATGAGCGCAAATAAGATTTACAGAAAAGAGGATATTAACCGTATGAGCGAAACAACTGTAAATCCCGGATTCGGAATGTCACCAAATCCAGATGCGCCTTATGATATATTTTTGTGGAAAGGTGGCGGTTTACTTTCTGATGCTTTTCCAAACGGAACTTGTAAGCATTTTTGGATTCGTGAAACATATGCTGCTAAAGACAGAAAAACTAAAGTAGATGTTTACTCACCAAACGCTGAAATAGTAAGCCCATCAAAATCAATTTCAGAAAACGGATTTATACCAACAGTTAATGACGGAAGAGCATACATAGCTCCCCACGATATGAGATAATTATGGCAACAGTTTTATTTATTACACCGAAAGATTTAAAAAACAATACTATTTTGAATGGTAATGTTGATACTGATATGTTTATTCAGTTTGTGAAAATAGCGCAACAAATGCACGTTCAAAACTATTTAGGCACGCAACTTTATAATTCAATTACAACTAAAATTCAAACCTCAACCTTAACGGGTGACTATTTAAATTTGGTTACTGATTACGTTCAACCGATGTTAATTCATTTTTCAATGATTGATTATTTGCCATTTGCGAATTATCAAATTAGAAACGGTGGAGTTTTTAAACACACAACAGAAAACAGCGAAAGTGTTACGCAAAATGAATTAGATATTTTAGTGCAAAAACACCGCACCTTTGCAGATTTTTACGCAAAGAGATTTGTTGATTATATGGCTATTTTTGCGAGTAGTTTGTTCCCTGAATATTGGCAAAATAAAAACGCTGATATGTTCCCCGATAGCAATCCCAACCCTTGCACTTTTTTACTATGAAACAGGAACTAGCAAAGACTTACAAAGTCAAACAAGAGAATATTAAAAAAATGAATGAATATTTATTAAAAACTAACAAACCCAAAGATGCAAATAAGTAAAAATTTAAGTTTAGCCGAAGCGGTACATAGTTCAACCGCTGATAAATTAGGAATTGTAAATAATAACCCTAGTTTGAACATTATTAAAAACATGAAGTTACTAGCTGAAAAGGTTTTTGAGCCAGTACGCGCGCATTTTAAAGCACCTATTAAAGTTACTTCAATGTATAGAGGTCAAGAATTAAATAATGCCGTAAAAGGGTCAATTACAAGTCAACACTGTACGGGTGAAGCGATGGATATTGATAACGATAAACCGACAAATAAAGAAGTTTTTGATTATATCAAAGACAATTTAGAGTTTGACCAGCTTTTGGCTGAATTTCCTAAAAATGGAAATCCTGAATGGGTACACGTTTCTTATGAAAGTACAGGTAAACAACGGAAACAAGTTTTAGTT